CCTTATAATGTTTTCTCGATGAACTCAACTGCCGACTTGATGGACTTGAATGTGTGGAACTCTCTGAATCCCTTACCCTCACGGACATTCACAAAATAATGTCCTTTTGTTCCGATATATCTCTGAATCTTGAATCCCTTGATTTCCTTTACTGTCTCTATCATATCTTTGCCCTCCTGTGTGGTGTTTTCCTTGTTTCTGATTATATTATATCACTGTGGTTGTATAATTCAATCTGGCAATTTGACGATATGTTCATCCTCTTTTTGTGCGTTTTGTATCACTGTGGTTGTATAGCAAGGGAACAAAAAAAAGAGGCAGATTTCTCTGCCCCTTGATATATTTTTTTATGTTCATGCTTTTACATGGATATGCACTGTCATGGTGTCATTGTTGGTGTTGGAGACAACCTGCAGATGCGTCTTGGTGTTGTCCACTGCCTTTGCTTTGGCTACCCATCCAACAGATGTGCAATCATTCACTGTGGCAGTGATAACTGCATCCGATATGTTGAAAGGATATGTGACATCAACCTCTCCCTTGTAATATGTCCCAAAGGAACTCCATGAGAATGAATTGATTGGTATGGTTTTCCATGCCTCAACATTGCCATTCTTGGTTTTTGTCCATTCCCATCCATCTGTTGTGCCATGTTCAGAAACAAAATCATCAACCTTTGTGTTGTTCAGATATAAGTCTCCATTTATGTCCCATTTTGCAACCTGCAGTCCTCCATTGTTGAACTTGATGCCAGATTGGTCAATGGTGATGTTCCTTGTGGCATCTTCTTTCGGCAATGCGTTGACAACCTCAATGGATGCTCCATCATATATGACATATGAGTTTGTCATGACTCCGATTATCTGGTCTCTGTATTCCTCAGATTTGACATTTGCCTCTTTGACAGATGTGTTGACTGTGTTCTGCACCAATCCCGAAAGAGACTGAGTGAAATTTCCGAACTGCACCTCTGTATATTGCTCAGATATGCAATCATAAGTGAATCCGATGACGGATGTCAGCAAATGAACATCTAATCTCTCATCAATAACCTCAATTGTGTCTCCGATGTCTGAAACTCGGTCAAGGTTAGCCTTGAGAGTATAGTTGACTTTCGGAAGATTATTGTTGGCAACATAGTTTGTTGCTTGAATCAGTAAATCATCAACTAATGCTTGGAGATAGTCCTGTTCTGTTGGATAGTCATCCTCATTGATGTCCTGCGAAAATGAGACTGTTTTTGTGTATGGGATGTCATACTGTGTGGAACTTGTCACATATATGTCTGCACTCGGATTGACTGCATTCAACATGACTCCGTCTTTTCCTGTTGGCAATAATTTGGTGACAACATTGTCCCAATTCTCACTCACAGTGATGTCTTTCAGATTCTTTTTATACTGAACAATGATTCCGTTATCCTGTCCGATTGACTGTTTGACTTGAATCGAAAAGTTATCCCTTACAAGATGCCCTCCCCATAGGCTCACAACATCCATTATGGCACTGTATAGAGGCACTCTTGCACAGTTGTATGTGTTTATCGTTAGAATGTCCGAAAGTGTCGCAAATTCGCTCTGAGGCTCTGTGGCACTATTTAAAACACCAAGAGCCTCATTGCAGGTCTTATCAATGATTGAGGCATTAGCAATCAAATAATTCTTTGAATCATAAAACACATGCCAACATTTGCATGACAGTTTGCTTTTTGTCTTTTGAACATTTCCAAGTCTAAAGGCTTGGTCTCCTGTCGGAGTATTGGCAACAACAATATTTCCCTCAACAAAATAGTCAACATATTCAAGTCCTGTCTCAAGTTCTAAGTAATAATCTGAATTGTCTTTCTTGTGGACTTTTGCTTTGAGAGGCTGAATAACAATATCACCATTTGATGTGAATGTTGTATCTGTCGGTGAAAATATTTTTATCATGATTTATTCCTCATCTGGTGTCGGCTCAACATCAATGTCAGTATATCCCCAATATTCCTTGCACTCCTGTCCACCATGTGAATTGGTAACAGTACACATTGAGCCTTTGAGAGTATCATCAATCATGTCTGCTCCAAGATTAGAATGAAACTTTGCAACTGCAGTGTTTCTGTCCTCATAAGACATCAGTTCTGATTTCTTGATTTCTCCATCTTTTAAAAATTTTACTCTTGTTACAAAAAACATTTTGTTTTCCTCCTTATAATTTGATAGGGTTTTTCTTTAAACCATAAATTGCTAATGGTATGGCAATATTGCTTGATGTTTGCCATTGATATGTGCTTGTTCCTGTTCCGAATACTATTCCATATTGGTTAACTCTCACATATCTGAAACTTGCATTTGAATCATTGTTTGGAAGATAGCCTAATCCAACAATGAAAGAATCTGTCGGAGAGTCTACTGCAACAATGAAATCTTTTGTATATTGGTCTTGTGTCGATGAAACAGTGTTTTTCAATCTTATAACAAGGTAGTCATAATCACTCCAATTTATGTTTATATATGAGTTACCTGCATAAGCATCATTTGGTGATGGATTAGTCCACAGGAGAGTAGGTTTTTCAGTACCCCCCCAATTTTGCAAGGTATATATGCCATGTCTGTTCCTCTCTTTCTTTAACTTAATAATATATAACTGCCTAATAGGACTCTATAAAAATAAAATGATGTTCCCGAATTTCCTGTCACTCTAAAACTATACAAATGGTATGATGAAGAAAACTCTATGTTATCATTTATCTTTTTTGAATCTGTTGGTGTCACTGTTGCACCTGTCTGAACAGGTACCCACGGAATGACAACTACATCATCTTTATTTGCATTGATATTTACTGTTTTGTCTGTGGTTGAACTTGAATTGACAAATTGTGTTATACTAACATTTATCGCTTTTCCCATTTTCGTAAATCTTGTGTATTCTGCACCTTGATATGAATAGGGAATCTTAAAAGAAATATTATCTGACAATGCTCTCAAAACAGTCACTTGATGAGGGTTATTCTGTGAACCCTCATCAAAAGTCCCAACAACCTCACATCCACTCACTGCAACTGCATATCCAGAATTTCCAGACTGCGAGAAATTGAATAAAACAAATATATCCCCAACGAATGCTTCTTCATTAACAACGATATTTGTTCCTGCAGAAACTTTTCCACCTTGATACATAACATTGACGATGTTTTTTCCACCACCACTTGCTTGAATATAAGCCATCTCGCACCTCCTATAAGTTAACAACATGGAGTCTGAAACTTGTTGCCTCTTCAAGTGCATCAAAGGTCAGAACTGCTTGTCCATTTGTTACAACACAACTTGTAATTGATATAGGTGTGCCACTTGTGTTCTGCGAATAAATATCAATGACCGATGTTGTCTGAATACTTGCATTGCTTATTGTCTTGGTTGTATCTCCAATTGCACAACTGACAGGAGTTGTCCATGTTCCACCATTTGAATTGGTAACATCAAAGGTTGATGTTGTTCCATCGTTGTATGTGATGGTATATGTGTCCACTAAACCTGCACTTGATGTCTTGGCAATGCTCACAATTCCTCTGCCGTTTGTAACCTCAAATGTTGTGGTTGTTCCATCGGTCAATGTAACTGTGTAGGTATCAGTCAAACCACTTGTTCCTGTCTTTGTGATTGAGGCTATATTTGAGCCATTTGTCACTGTGAAAGTGAACTTTGCTCCATCATCCAAAGTGATGGTGTATGTGTCCACAAGTCCACTTGTGCCTGTTTTCTCAATCGTTGCAATTCCACTGCCATCTTTACCTTTGACAAGCATCACTTTTACATCACTAATCTGATGTGAATTTTGCAAACTCATTTTTTATCCTCCTTATATGACATCCTGTTCCAAACTTAAAATACCAATCATGATTGTGAAAATATCATCTCCCACACCGATTTGGAAATCATAGAAATATTTCCCTGCATCTGCCTCTTTTGTATCTTCTGGAGCAACTCGGACAATCATCATCCCCTGCTCTTGAGATATTCCATCCTCAAGGGATTTCTGAAAAACAATATCTGTCTTTGTGGGCATCTTCTTGCATGTCATAAAAGCAGAATCAACTGTCATCGGCTCTCCTGCATCATCAAACACCTGCACATTGAATGAGAGTGTGTCTCCTTTTACCATCGTGATATTTTGGTTTTGCATCAAAAAATTTGTTCTCATCATATCCACCTCGATTCATTTGACACATCAACTCTTGTGACATTGCCTGTCCATGAGATGAGATTTGTGCCGATGTTAAATTTTAAGTTTGAATAATCACCAACAACCAACCGATTTTTCAATACATCCCCTTTGTATGCATTCATGTCGGATGCATCAAGTGTGATATATCCCTCATTACCAAGTGAAATGGTGAACAATTCAACATTGTTTATGCTCAGTTTGATTGTCCCTGTTCCGTATATCGTCAATGTTGGCTTTGCAAAAATATTGCCTCGGTTGAATACCTCAAAAGAATGAACATCATCAGCCATGAGTTGTGCATCAAGTGTGAAATCCTTTGCACCACTCGGAACTCTTATCCACAAGTAGTGATATTCTTCATCATCGGTCACTGTTGCAGTTAAAGTTGCAAGTCCACCATCTGCAAGACTCAGTTCAGAGCCTCCAAAAGAATCTGCATCTGTCGGAACACTGTCAATCACTCTGATTTTGCATCCGTTTTCCCCTGTTCCCACTGTGATGGCATTCAATGTGTAGTTTCCTGCAGTCAATGTCATGGGATTTATTGGCACATAGAACTCAATTGCCTGTGTTCCTGTTCCTTTTATCGTTACAATGCCATTGTTGGCACTGCATGTGATTCCACTCTTTGTCTGTGAATAGATTTTTTCAATCAATCTGTTTCTTGTGAATGTGAAATTGTCATCCACTGCCGAATATTTGAAAGGCTGACAATGAAATGTGACTGTTGCAGTCCTAAATCTTATCAACCTTTCAAAATCAATCTGATTTATTATTTGGTATTTGTAAAACTTGTCTGGCTCATTTGAAAAGATGACTGTGCCCTCTGAATCAAAGAACGGAATCACCTCATCAATGTCAAAATCACCGAATAAACCAATGGACATCTGTTTGTCATATGCAGAATATCCCAATTTTGTGATGATATCTCCATCCCTGCCATCAATCTCCTCTTTTCTTGACCTCATCAGAGGCTTTGAAATCGGTGGCAAGGACTGAATCATCAAGCCTTTTATCAAAGTGCTTTTCTTTCCGTTTAGGATGCAATAGTTCATCCCTGTTCCTCCTATGTGTATACCAATTCGGTCACTGTTTTATCAACAAACTTGCCCATTTCCTCATCATCCATCTCAATTTTCATCTGGGATAATGCCTCTTTGAATGCAGAAACCATGTCCATTTCCTGCCTTTCGGTGCTTGTTGTGGTGTTCAGATTTGTGGCAACATCAAATGATGTCGGCATTGCATCCTGCATCTGCTTTGAGACAGTTTTCATCTCATTTTCAAATCCTACTCCGATACCAAGAGCCAAGTTCTTTCCAACTGTGTCTCTCATGACCTTTGAGGGAGATGCAATTCCAAAGAAATCACAGATTGCATCAAGCACATCATCTGTGAACTCTCCGATTTTATCAATCAACCAATCTGTCGCATCTGAAATACCATTCCACAGACCTTGAATCAACTGCAGTCCGACATCTGCCATTGAGGACACACCCTCAAGCAGTGCAGAAACCATTGCATCCAGAATGTCTGGGATTGCTCCAACAACACCTGCCAATATATCATCCATATTTGACACAAGAGCAACTAAAAGACTCACACCTGCATCAATAATCTCTGGCAGATGCTCCAAGAGTCCATCCACAAGACCTGTGATGAGTGTTGGCAATGCATCAACTATTGCAGTGATGATTGCATCCATGTTTGTCACAAGTGATGTGAGCAGAGATATTCCTGTGTCAATTATCATCGGGATATTGTCAAGCAGTGTGTTCACAAGGCTTGTGATGATTGTCGGAACTTGTGCAATCAAGTTTGGCACTGCCTCCATGATTCCATCTGCAAGAGCAGTGATGAGTGAAAGACCACTCTGCACCAAATCGGGCAAATAATCTGTGATGACCTCAACAATATTTGAAATCAATGTTGGAATCTGTGAAATCAGATTCGGGATTGCTCCTGCAATGCCATCTGCAAGTCCTGTAATGATTCGGATTCCTCCAACCAATAAATGAGGGATGTTATCAACCACCATCTGAACAATGGCATCAAGCACACTGACCACTGTTGGAATCAACTGTGGAATTGTTGTCATGATTCCATCCACCAATGCAGTGATGACTGTTGGTGCAATCTCAATGATTGTGTCGGACATTGTCTGCACAAATGAGAGCATCTCTGGAATCATCGTCTTGATTTCATCAATCATCTGATAGATTCCAACTTTTATCATGGCACTTGCTCCTTGGCTACCGTTTGCAAGGTCAGAAAAGCCATTGATGACTGTTGTCACAGATGGCAGGAGATTTCCCACCATGCTCTTTTTAATGCCTCCGATAGTGCCATTGAGTCTTGTCAGAGAATCATCAAAGTCTGCAGATGCATTGACTCCGTCTTGGCTCATAACCATGCCATATTCTTCTGCCTCCTGCATCAGTTCCTTGATTCCCTCTGATCCAGAGTTGAGCAAAGGTTTCAATTCTGCATAAGACCTGCCAAAAATATCATTGGCAAGGGCATTCCTCTGTGTTTCATCGGTCATGGATGCCAGAGCATCAATTGACTCCATCAATACCTGCTCTGATGCTTTCATTGAGCCATCAACATTCTGCAAAGAGACACCCAGAGCATCAAATTTCTCGGATGCTCCCTCAACTCCGTTTTCTGTGTCTGCAATGGCATTTGTTATGTTCATCATACCCTTGGAGATGTCCCCAATGGATGCTCCACTCATTTCCATTGCATAGGCAAGTTCTTGATATGTGTCTGTTGCAAGTCCCAACTTTTGAGATTCTTTGTCAATCTCATCTCCCAATGCTCCGACCTCGGCAACAGTATCAACAACTGCTTTGCCCATGTTCTTGAATCCGTCAATCACCGAATTGATGACCTGCGTTGCAAGATTTGACAGAACACCTTTCATGACTGTGAATCCCTCACTGCCTTTTTCTGCCTCTTTGCCAGATTCCTCTGCCTCTTTTCCAAGTCCATTGAGTGCCTGTGCAGTCTTGTTGACTGTGGTCTCTGCATTGGCAGTCTTGACTTTCATGTCATTGAGTGCCTTGCCCTGTGCATCAAGTGACTTTGAACTCTCTGCAACTACCTGTCCAAGTTGAGTGACAACATTTTTCTGCTCCTCATATTCCTTGGATGTAGTGCCAAGAGTGTTCCCTATTTCCTCAAGTTTTGCTTTTTCTTTGTCATACTCATTGACAAAAGACTGATGCAGTCTCTGTGCATCCTCATATTCTTTTGTCATTGTTGCAAGTTGACTCTTTAAGTCTGCAATTGCTTTCTTTTGAGTCTCAAGAGAGGAACTCAATTCCTGTGAGGCTTTGGCAAGTTCTTCCTCTGATTTCTCTCCTGCGTCAAATGAACTTGTTGTGGCTTTCATCTCTGCACTGACAACTTTCAGATTCTGTGTTATCTGGGACAGTGCTTTTCTGTATTCTGATTCGCCTGTGAGTTTGACTGCTCCACCGAATCCTGCCATCTTGTCTCCTCCTTAAAACCATTCCTCATCTTTTTGGGATTTTGCATATGCCTCTGCATATGTCATGTTGGCATTTGATAGCCTCATCTCTAAATCCCATGTGTTTTTGTAATGACCATACAATTTGTTGAACATGGTCAATGTCAATCTTCCTGTCTCTTTGAAAGACAAATTGAGTTTTGTCCTCCCGATAAAATAAAACCATGAAAAATCTATGACAGGATCGTATTCATCATGGATTATTCGTTTTTTTCATTACTCTGTGAGGACTCAACCACAGTCTTATTCATCACTGATGTGGCATGTGAAAGACCAACCTCTGTGATGATTCTGCCGACCTGCTTGAGATTCAAGAGAGGATTGTTTGTGCCATTCTCCTCATTCTCAATATCAATGCCCTCATTTATCATCTCTCTGAAACCAAAGATGACTGCTTTGGCATTCGGCTCTCCATTGTCTGTTCCGTCTGTCAATGCTCCCCATTTGTCTATGGTTTCATACTCATTCTGAATTGCCTCCATGACATTCAGATTGAAAACCAATTTATACTCTTTATCTTTATATTGGATGCTCCCATTAAAATCTTTCATCTCATTATTCCTCCAATAAAATAGGAGAGGACATTGCATCCTCTCCTTTCTGATTTATGTATTCACTTGTTATAATCAGTCATTCTCATATATTGCATAGAGTGTGACTGATGCAGATGTCACTTTGTATGAGCCAACAACATCGGGAATTGTTGCAGTTGAACTTGTATCCCATCCGATGAAATGCTTGTCTGTCGGTGGTGTAAGACCTGCACCATTATCAACAACAATTGTTGCACCAACATAAGTTGATACAGATGCAGGAGCATTTGAGCCACCATTTGCATTGTATGTTACAGTTGCAGATGTTGGAGTTGTAAAGAATGACTCAAGGTATGCCTGTGCCTCTGTCATTGTGTCAAATGTCTGTGCCTTTGACCAATCACCATTTGAAAGTGTTGCAATCTGTCCCTCAATCTCTGATGTAGCAAATTCAACACTTTCTCCCTTGGTATTGTTTTCCTGTGACGGCTCTCCAAACTTAACTTTGTTGAGAAATTCAACTTTGTACTTTAAAACATTGTTGACCATCTTTGTGACGATTCTGCCAAGTCCGACATAAGGAGCAGTATCATTTGAATTTCTGACAATCTCTCCATTTGTGTATGTGTGTCCAAGCAGAATTGCTAACATCTCATCATTCTCATCATCCACACCAATGGTCACTGTGCCACTCTGGAATGATGTGTCAGACTCTGCAAGTGTGTCATCTGCATACAGAGATGCATCATTGTTTGATATAGACACACTGCAAGAGATTGCCTTTGCAGGTTTGTGTGCAACACCATATGTTGCAGTTCCGTCTGTCTCCTCGGTCAATACACCGAAAAGGAAATTTTTTAAACCAATTTTTGCCATTTTAATTTTCCTCCTTTAAATACGCAAAATTCAGTGTTTTGTGATAATATCCTGTGTCGGTTTCATACATGTCCATGCTTGACCGACTTGGTTGCCAAACAAAATTATTTGCTTTCAAAATTGCTTTCAAACTCTCAATGATATTCAGATAGTTGCCTTTTGAGTAAACATCAAAATCATAATAGTCAACATATCCAATCAGTTCATCATCCCCAGAAATAGATCCATCTGCATCCTGTTGCATCCAAACAACATATGGCTCATCATGTCCCTCATAGAACATGAATTTGACAGGAATCTGAACTCCATCAACTGTGAAATTCTGAAAGATTCTCTGAATCAATTCATTCATCCAATAGTCCTCCACTTGCTTTCTTCTGTGCCTTGAGCATTGCATCCTCAATGTCGCTCTTTTTGAAAGATTTCCTCAAAAATGGATGTTTCGGAAATGGGAGATTGCTCCTGCCATGTTCAAACACATTGGCAACCAATGGTGCAGGGACTGTCTCTCCGTTTTCATTCTTGAAATATCCATAGAAACCAACTTTGGTGTTGATTCCATCATCTGATGGTGTCTTATAGGTCTTTGTGACCTTGAGGCATTTCATCATCTCTGAATTTCTGATGCTTTGAGGGACATTTGCAATTATGTTTTTTTCCACAACCTCTGCTCCTGCCCTTGTCATCTCTCCAAAGATTTCATCAGAGTTTTCATATATCGTCTGAAAATCTTTCATGATGTCTGTTGGCAGTTCCATCTTGAACTTTGCCATCAGTGTGTGACCTCCTTGCATTGCATCTCAAGTTCCACATTCTTTTCATCCACATTGTTCAGATATTCAATGGTGTATGTCTTGCCATTGAACTCAATCTCCATATCTCGATTGATTGGAGTGATGGGATATCTGATTGTGAAATTAGTGTAGGCTTTCTCAAAGTCTGAATTGTTCTTGATGATTGTGAATCCCTTTGTGGTTTTCACAGAGGCATACGGACTCAACACAAGAGTCCTCTGTCTGTTTTGGAATCCGTCAGAATCTGTGACCATGACTGTTGCATATATATTGATTTTTTTGTTGTACTTTCCTGCGTTTGTCATAATAGATTCACCGAATGCAGACCAAGGATTGAGTCAACAACTTTGTTGACATTTGATTCATCAACATACAGTGTTCGATTGTCCCACATGTCTTGGCATAATACCAAAACCACTATGATGACATCCTGTTCATTGTTCAAATCCTCAATGGTCTTTCCTGTGTACTTTGTGACATATGCTTTTGCAACTGTCAAAAGTGTATTGAGAGTGTTGGTATCTTCTTGTGTCAGTTCACTGATTCGGATATATTCTGCAACATCCTGTGCAGTGATTTGACTGATTGTTGAAATGTTCATTTCTCATCCCTCCTTTTCGGGAATAAGATTAAACACTTGCAACATATACTGCATAAAGTGTGACATTATCGCTCGGAGTGTAGGGACTTTCAACATCTGGTGTTTCTGCATCCCTCATTGTGAAAGGCTTTAATGCTCTAATTTTCATCTTTCTTCCCCTTTCTCTTGGGTTTTATAGGTTTTTCTTCCTCATGATTTATTTCTTTTGTTTTCTCAAAAGGAATGATATATCCTGCTTTGAGTAAATCATCAACAAGGGTTTGGTCAGAGATTTCTCCGACCTTGCCCTTGTTCCATGAAATAACACCAGAGAAAGAGACTGTTGCTTTATACAACATATCTCTCCACCTCCTTATAATTAAGCCATCTTGAGTGTTGCAATCTTCTGTGCATCCTCAACCTTGGCATCGAACTCAAACCATCCGATAACACCAACGGCATGTTCGTCTGCATATTTCTCACGGAGTACCTCAACATTGATGCTCTCGGAGAACTTTGTTGCAAGTCCTTTCATATCGCCATAGAAAATGACTCTCTTGCCTGTTGCGATTTCGGGCATGTTGTCTGATACATAAACAGGTTTTCCAAGGAGTGATGTGCCAAAAGGCAGTGAGATATCATCCTGCAGGAGATATCTGCCCATCTCATCCTTGAGGAGACGGAGTGCAGTTCTTGTTGCAGGTGACATGATCCAAATTGCATTGCTCTGATATCTGTCTTTGATTGCATCGTGTAACTTAACAACCTCATCGGCAGTAATAGCAGATGCAGATTCTGCAGTCACAACATTTGTGAGTGTTGAGAGACCATCAACCTTGTCCTCTGTACCATTGAGGAGTTCACCCTCGATGAATCTTGCGATATGCTCTGCCATGATATCAATTACATGGTCAACAATGTTGAACTGTGCATTGTTGATGAGTGAGCGTGAAATCTTTGCAAGTGCCCCTGCAAGGAATCCTGTCAGAGTAATCTGTGATGTGAACTGTCCAACATTTGATGCGATAGGTGAGAACTCTGTCTGATATGCAACTGTGAGAGCAGTTGTGTCCTCGTCATAGTAGGGAACTGTGAGTGTGCCCTTTACATTGTACTTTGTGGATCTCTCAAGAATCGGGCAGATATCATATACTTTCTTGATAATCTTATCTGCGATTGTCTGAGGAATGACTGCTCCATTGTCAGTCTTTGTCATGTTGTTGGCTCTCTCATTGACTGTGCCTCTGATATAAGCCTCAAACATCTTCACATCATCCATTGCTCTCTTTTCCTGCTCCTCACAGGCTCTTGATTCGTCTGCCACCTCTGTGTCCTCCTTTGGCTCGTTGTCGGGTTTTGCTTCTGTTTCTGCCATCTCTCTGAAATCATCGTCAAGACCAAGTGCCTCCTTGATTTTCTTGACATCATCACGAATTTCTGCGAGTTCCTGCATCTCATCGTCTGTTAACTCTCTTTTTTCTGCCTTTGCAGTGTTGACGATGCTTTCTGACCTTGTGATGAGGTCATTTCTCTTTTCCTCTTTTGCCTTTCTCTCGGCATCTGAAAAAATCTTTGACATGTTTTTTTCCTCCTTAATAATTTTTCATGTCTGCGATGAGTTTTTCTGCCTCATCATAATTGATTGGTTTTTCTATTTCCTCAACAGTTTCCTGTTGTATAGGAACATCTTTTGTTTCTTCTCTGACATGTATCTCATCAGAGAAAGTCTCTCCAAAGAACACTGATTTTTCCTCGGAGCGAACTGCTACAAGTGTGCCATCATAGGCAGGAGTTGTTGTCCTGTCCAGAATTGAGACCTCCTCCAAATCCAAATCCTTGACATCTCGGAGAGGGAATCCATCCTCATCTCTCTTGTTCTCAACATCTCTGTCATAGAATCCGAATGACCATCCCACAAGTTCTCCATTTCTGGCTTTCTTTACCACATCGGGATCTGTGATTGTTGCTCTTGCATGGAGTCCAATGTTGTCCTCCTCAAGTTCCAAGTTTCCATCCTTTGTTCCACCAAGGTCTCTGTTCTGGTCATGATTGAGCAGGATTCTGACATTGTCATTTCTCTCAAGTGCCCTCTTGAATGCACCCTTGCAGATTCTCTCCACAAACTGCCCTATTCTTGACCACAGAGGCTTTGATTTTCTCTCTATGGCATTGACATATCCCTCAATCTCAACACTGTCTCCTTTGACTCTTATTTCCATTTTCAAGCACCTCCAACCTTGTTCCATGTAGTGCCATCAAAGTAGTATGTGTCCCCTGTGTCAAGTTCATAAAACTTTGAATTGACTCCGATGTTTTCTGTCGGCTTGTCATCATCGTTTGTTCCCTCAAGTTCCACATAATCTGTTGTGTGTGATAACTTATTTGTGATTGCCATTTCCTTTTCCTCCTTTATGCATCTGCAGAATTTCCCGACTCATCAAACTCTTTTGCTAACTCATGACCAATGAGCATGTCTTGTGTCTTTTTCATCTCATCCTCTTTCTGCTCCTCGGTCTCTCCATCTCCGATGTCTCCAACTGTGTCTGTGTTCGGTGTATAATAGACATGTTTGTTGGTATCATAAAGAACTGCACCAAGACCAACATTGACAACATCAAGTCCCTCAACATATTCCATGTTCTCTGCTCGTCTGATTTCATTCAGAGTCATGAATCCTGTCTCTTTTGCAAGTTTGTATGACTCATATCTGTCTTTCAGAGATGTTCTCACAATCTCTTTAACATCAAACTCAAAGAAATGATTCTTTTTCTCTTTCTCAAGGAGCAAATCACGATTCAGAGCAGTTTCAAATGCTTTAACAATCGGATATATTGCCTCTTTGAATGTCCTCTCAAAATCATTCGGATATAAATGGAACAATGCATTGATTTCATCCTGCAGAGTTTTCTTTGACTCATTCAACTGTGTCTCCACAGCAGAATTTGATGCCTCTTGGAACTCAAGTCCATTGTTGAGAACAACAACATTCTCATTGTTGTTGGCATACATGTTTGCCCATGCTCTCTTGAGGACATTGATTTCATCCTGTCCAAGTTTCCTCTGTGCTTTCAGAAATCCCTTTTTGTTGCCTCCTGTGGACACCATGCCCAACTGATACAGTAATGTCTGATATGCAGTCTCAAGAGCCTTGGAGACCTCCACAGTCAATCCTGTGCCACTTGCACCATCTTTTGTGTTCCTCAATAACTTGATGAACTCATATGGCTCAAATGTTCCAAATTCTTTTTTCTCTCCTTTTTCAAAGCCACCGACAAAAATCTGATATTGCTTGAATATCGGCTCATATACTTTCATGATTGTGATGTATCTGTCCTCAACATAGAAAAGACCATCAACATCATTTCTGCTTTTCTTGATGTAACAATATCCACCTTTTCCAAGAAGATAGTCAGTGACCATTGCCTTTTTCATCTGAAAGGCATCCAATGTGTCTCCTGTGTCTCCGTTGAGTAGTTTGACTCTGGAATCATCTATCTCCTCAACCTTTCCATCTTTAGTTTTATAAAGTTTGACAGGCATACATGCCACACAATTTGATATGAAATCAACTGCTCCATTGACTGATGGGAGAGTCATCGCCTTGTCTCTTGTGATGGTCTCTCCATTGAGTAATGCTTGGAGCAGTACATCATCAACAATTGGATCTGGCTCAATCGGTGTCGGATTGTCTCTTGTTTTTAAAAAATCAAACCATCCCATTGGTTTTTCCCTTTCTAAAATGTTTGAATCACAAAATCCATCTGATTCAAGAAAACATCCTGCTCAAGCAAATACATGGCATTTATCATTGAGACAACCATGTCAACCTTGCCTGTGGATTTCTTCTTGTTCACATATTGGTTTTTGTTTGTATCATAAACGCATCTTGCGTTTTGAAAGTTTATCTCAAGCAACCTGTTGTCCGAATACTGAAACTCATGTGCAAGGATTTTCTCTTTCAACAACTTTGTTGGTGGATGCAGAACACTTGAATGTTGTCTGACCTCCACCAGATTGAATCCTGCTCTCTCAAGTTTTTGTGCAGATGACAAGGCATTCCATCTATCATATCCGATTGCTTGAATCTGCACTCCATATTTGTCCTGCAGAGACAGGATGAAATCCTCAACCACTGAATAATCAATGACTTTGTCTCCACATGAAAAGACCTTGTCTGTTTTGACAAGGTTTTTATAGTCTACTTTCTCGGATGCTTGTTTTTCTTCAATTCTTCCCTCTGGAATGAATGCAAAACTCTCTGCAAGGATGTTGTTGTCATCATCCACACTGACCATTGACACAGATGTGTTGTCATCGGATTGTGACAAGTCCAAACCGATATATACAACCCTGCCCTGCCAATCTATCTTGGAAACTTTGCATTCCTGCACATCCTTGACATCAATATATGTCTCTGTTCCGACTCCTTGATAGATAATATTGCAATGCTTTGTCACAAAATTTTCTCTTGCAGACTCCACTGCAATGGCATATGCCCTCTTTTTCTTCAAGTCCTCCCATATCTCTGGGATTTCCAATGCCACAGGATTTGACTGTTGCAGGATGAGGTCATCTGTCTCCCATCCTTTTGTCTTGTCTGGCTCATACAACAGAGAAAACCTTGTCTCATCCTTTTCAAGTCCATCAAGGACTTTCTTGGAATAGGCAACCTCATCCTCAAATGGATTGTCTATTGTCGGATATTTGGTTGAGATGATGAATCCCAACTTGTTCAAAATGTTCAACTGTCCCGACCTCATAGCATCAATTGGATATGATATCGGCAATGCTCCAACCTCATCTGCGATGAATGAGTTGGGCAACTTTCCGTCCATCCTTGATGTTGAATAACTCAAAGGGATGTATTGAGTCTGTGTCGGCTTGAACATGATATAATCACGCAAGATTTTGAATCTCTTTTGCCCTTTATGTTCATAAACCAAAGGAGATGACCGAATTGTCTCGGATATAGCCTCTCTGATTTCTCTTGAAAGTGAGCCATCTGGAGCAACACTATAAAACTTTGAGAAATTCGGCTCTGTCAAAAACAAGATGATGAATATTGTGGCAATGGTGTATGTCTTGAAATTCTTTCTGCATATTTCAAGGATTCCTGCCTCATATCTTCTCTTGTTCTCATTGTCCCGATAAACAACGCAAAGAATTGCAATATAAAACAACCACTGATAACCACATGTGCATTCATACAGTGATTGCCCTGCTTTCAAGCCTTTGGGCATATTCAAAATCTTGAGGATGTTCTCAACCTGTTTGACCTTTTTCTCACTAACTTTGTATTTCTTGTCCTTGCCCTCACAGATGCTCATGAAATCTCGCATCTGCAATTTCACATATTTTGGTGTGGTCTTTAATCGGACAGATTTTTTGCAATATTCAAAGGCTTTATTGTTTTTCATCTGCATCACCACCATTGATGATGTCCATTAACGGATCTGACTCCTCTTGAGACACATCTGCATCAAAACTCTTTAAGATTCGCAACAATGTTGCAACAGTTTTGTTTGCAGAGTCTGTTGTCCTGTTGAAATCACTCACTGCAGGATTCGTATACAGATTTTTTCTGCCTTTGACATACTCTTTTGAGACCAACATGCCCTCATCATTGATTGCCTGTTTCAAATCCTCCAAAATCTGCAACTGCACTTGGTATCTTTCAAATGTTGTTACGAAAAAATAGTTGGATTGCAGTCCAGATTCCTCTGCAAGTCTCAAAATCTCATTTGCTTGTGTCTTTAAACTCTTTTTTGCCATCTCGCACCTCATTTCTTTTCATTACATTCTGCGTTTTCTTTGGCTCTCTCATTTTTTTATAAAAAAAACACTGTTTTGCAGTGTTTTCCCATCGTTTTATGTTGTTTTTATGCCCTTTTTCCAAAAATTTTTCATAAAATCAATACTTTTGTGAAAAAGGG